CATGGCTACGGTGACATGGATCTTTGCTAACGCCCGTGGCAAATCACAAGTGCTTGCTGCATTACCAAACAAGACTTCCTCAGTGTAGAATCTGGACAAATAATTTACTCCGGCTTCACCACGCTTGGCTTCCACGTTTTCAATCTTCTGTCCAACCATTCTACCTGCTCTCTCGATGTATGTACCACCGATACAAGTCCTACTAAATTGGCATGCGATACTATCATCGCCAGCTGCACACATTGGAGCATAATACGCCTCCTCTTCATCTACTCCGTATAGTACTCTGCCTAGGTAATCATTGAACTTGGTAAGGAATGAGTTGAACAGGGCTGTTTCTGCTGAACCACTGCCTCTCTGATCCTCTATATCATAATTAGTACCTAGTTTTCCGTACACGCGTAGATGACACTGCTTACTGTGTTGCTCTAGTACAAACGCCCAATAATCCGGGGCGAATGCAGCTTTGAGCAACACCCTTTCCAACTCACGCGCAATTGCCGTAACGTGCCCGTCCATACGTGCCGCATCTGCCATGTTGATACCCAGGGTTGATAATAGACATATGTAGACAATCCTTTCGGCTATCTCCAGTGGTGTCTTACCAAAGCTGTACCAATCACAGTGTGCGACAACGTAGTCTGCCAACGGGTAAATCACGCGCGCGTATTCACGTTTTGAAACCCCATCATACGTGGTGATGAGTCGAGGATCTTTAAGATCTTGGTATGGTTCTGCTTTCATGAAGGATTCGCAAGCATCTTTGCTTGTCTTAGCCTCTGCCCTCTGCAGAATAGACTGTTGTGTTGGCCGAGGTTGTCTAGCGTACACAGTTTCTATCTCTGCTGGGATCAGTGGTTGTTTCATGTCCTTAAACACGAACGCTGCAAACTTTTCCATCTGGTTCAACAGGAATTGCGTTGGACGCTGTGTGCCATTCTCGGCTTCCACTAGCTTCTTCGCCTCATCCTGCGTCTCTAGAACTCGACCCTTCACCGCCCGTTCCTCATTGCTAGAGGTTGCGGTCGGTACGAAGGTTGCTGGTAAAATCGGTGACATGAAAGGTTTCATAAGGCCCTTAGCTTCTGGGTCAAACTGCTCTTTCCGTTCCATCAACTGATACGTTCTGATACCATTCTCAGCTGGGTAGATGGTCATAGGATGAGCATCCGCCTTTGATAAGAAGTAATCAAGAAGCACAGTCGCTGCCACGCGATCATTGTCAATCCAGGACAACACTGTTGCAAGACCAATCTTTACACTGTTCGTACGCGCAACTACCGAGAGGGCGTCGAACACGGTTTGCTTCACGGTTGCGCAATTGTAGTCTCCTACCCTCGCTATGCTCCGTGTTCTACCGTTCTGCAATTGTTG